TTTTTTATGGGTAAACTATATGCCTTCTTATTCTACACTTGTAACAGATATTCAAAATACTGCTGAAAATGATGGAACAGAATTTACTACTCACATAGAGTATTTTATTAATAAGGCAGAAAATCGTTTAGTCACACAACTGGATGACTACGGATTAAATACATTTACTTCAATAGCTGTTTCAGCTAATAATCCTCTTGTGTCTTTACCAAGTGGAACAAGGATTGTAAGAAACTTTAACATTCTTGTATCTGCTTCTGTTTCTGCTCCTGTAGGAACTGCAAACAGTAGAATTAGTTTACTTCCAAGAACACAAGAATTTATTTATGATTTTTGGCCCTATGTGAGTGCTTCCGTAGGACAGCCAAAATATTATGCAATGAGAAATAATACAGCTATTTACTTAGCTCCTACACCGACATCAACTTATGATGGGGAGGTGCTTCATGTTTCCAGACCTGCGACCCTTACATCTGCTGCTCCTAACAACTATTTTTCTGATTTTTGTTACGATGCGCTCTTCTATGCTTGCATGATTGAAGCTTCTCTTTTCAATAAAAGTTTTGATACAGTTCCTATCTGGCAAGCAGAATTTAAAACAGCTATTGATGGATTAAGAAATCAAGCCAGAAGAACAAGGCAAGACGATATGGCAGTTGCTGCAAGTCCTGCAGGTTCTGCTGATCCAATTATACAGGGTTCTCCCTGATGGCAATTAGCAGAAGTGATATTCCAAGAGAACTGAAAGGAAATAGAAAAGTGGCAAAAGATAAAAAGTGGATACAAAAAGCAATAAAGAAACCCGGAGCTTTAAGAAAATCTTTAGGTATTAAAAAAGGAAAAACAATTCCTCCAGCTACATTAAAGGCTGCTGCAAAAAAACCGGGTAAATTAGGACAACGTGCTAGACTTGCTATGACTTTTAAAAAAATGAAAAGAGGGAGAAGTTAAATGCCTACATTTAAAGGAAAACATTATTCATATGATGCAAAAGGTTACGCAGCTTATGAAAAAGCTATGAAAGAAGTTACAGGTAATCCAACGGGGCAAGGTTTTGGTGCTGCAAGAAAAGGACCAGCAGTTCAGGGACCAGAGCAGGATGTCGTTGTAGACTATGAACCCGGTAAAGAAATAACCTATAAGGATTAATATTATGCCAGCAGGAATAGCAGGAAAAGCAGGAAAAAGACTTCTTAAATGGGGTCAAGATATTATGGGTGATAGTGATGAAGTAATTAAGAAAGCTACCAAACCCAAAGCTAAACCTAAACCTAAAGCTAAAGCTAAACCTAAAGCTAAAGTTGAAACTAAACCTAAAGCTAAGAAAGGTAAAAGAGGAAGAAAAAGAACTTCTAGAGGAAGAATTCCTGCTGCCGTTAAAGAGATTATGGACGAGCTAGGTGTAGATAGAAAAGAAGCTACAAAGATTCTTGCTGATAGAAAGAAAGCTGCAGTCAAACCCAAGCCTACAAGAACTAGAACTGAAGGAGTTCCTAAACGGTGGCGAGACTTCTTAAAAGAACAACAAAGACAGATGAGAGAAACTGATCCTAATTATGTACCTCCGAGGGGATCAAGTCCGGGTCTTAGAAAAGAATATGTAGGCGATAAAGCTACAGGAGCAGAAAAGCTCAAATATTTTGATGAATTTGGTGAGCGTATGTATAATCCTGTTGAAGAAGGTCCACCTCTTTCAAAAGTAAAGCTTCCCACAGGACTGTCTCAAGCTCAAAAAAGAAGGCTCAAAATGACAGGTCAGGCAAAGTCTGTGGCAAAAAGTAGCAAATATCCTGAAGGAATAAAAGGAACAGGAGAATATGCTCCTCCTGCAAGTTATATTCATGATATGATGGGTGATCGCTTCAAAGAAGGCGTAACTGAGCCTCAAGTCAAAGAGTTAATGGAATTAGTAGAAAGCGGAAAGTTGACCTTAAAGAAAAAAGGCGGTTCAATTAAATCTAAAAAGACCAAAAGAAAATCAGCTTCTAAACCAAGAGGTGTAGGACAGGCTATGCGTGGTTGGGGTGCTACAATGAAAAGGAGAACATAGTTATGCCAATATTGAGTCGAGTAGCTAAAGGAGTTGCTAAACGTCTAAAGCCAAGAAAAAGAAAGGCAACTAAGAAGTTTACTACACCACCCTCTTATCTTGTTAATGATATTATGGAAAAGCAAGATGTGGGTAAAAAAGAAGCTGAACAAAAAGCTATGAGGTTTTTAGATAGGACTGCTAAACTGATGGAAGGAAAAGAGGCTAGTCCTTCTGTATTAAATGCAGCTAAATTTCGTCTTACTCAAGAAAGATGGATTCCAGACCATCTAGACTTTAAAAAGGGAGGGAAAATTATGCCAAAGAAAATGAGTCGTGTAGGACTGTCTCCTGCAGAAGAATCAAGATCAGGTACTATGTCTGAGGCTAAACGCAGGAGATATGCCGGAGGCGGTAAAATGCAACAGGGTTATGATGCAAGAAAAGATGAGCAGCTAGGCATGACCAGAGGTAAAGAAGCTGGTAAGAAAATGTCTATGAAAGGTAGAAGAGACGTTGCTAAAGCTACAAGAAAACCAAGAGGAACCTATGGATTTAAAAAGGGTGGTCCTATGGGTGTTGGTGCTGCAAAAAGAGGATGGGGAGCAACAGGAAAGCATTAATGGGCTATCCCACAAAATATCGTTTTCTTTCCCAATCTAAAAAGGGTAAGGTACGACCAAATCCTATTGATGTATCTAAACTTACTCCTAGAGAATTAGAAGAGTATGGTCTTCTTTTAGAATCAGAAAAAGGACTGACCAAAGGAAAGGGATTTATGCCTAAAATTGCTAGTCTTAGTTTTAGAAAAGCTGCAGGAGGTGGTCTTGTGGGAAGAAATAAAGTAATGAACGGTTATAAAAAAGGTGGACAGATTTAATGGCTTTATCAGGAACATATAATTTTGATCTGGATATAGACGAAGTTATACAGGAAGCAATGGAAATGATTGGGGGTGAACAAACTCTTGGTCATGAGCCAGCTTCTGCCAGAAGATCAATTAATCTTATGTTGAAAGACTGGCAGAATAGAGGCATTCTTTTGTGGTCTACACAAACTACTCTAGTTACTGTATCTGCTAGTGTTACATCTTATGATCTGGATGAGTCTGCAATAGATGCTCTTCAGCTTATTGTAAATAGAGATAATGTAGATATCGCTGCCACAAGAATTTCTTTTGAAGAGTATCTTCATATTCCTCAAAAGGGACAAACTGGCAGAGCTAGTCAATATACTATTAAACGTAATCAAAGTAAACCTACAGTCTTTATCTGGCCTATACCAGAAAATTCTACAGATGTTTTAAAGATAGAAAAGATAAGTGAACTTCAAGATGTAAATAAATCTGAAGGTCAGAATGCTGATCTTCCAAAAAGATTTCTTCCTCCTTTAACTTGTGGTTTAGCTTATTATATGTCTATGAAACGTCCTCTGGTTGCAGATACAAGAATAGCAATGTTAAAAGGAAATTATGAAGAGCTTCTTTCAAGAGCTATGGTTGAAGACAAAGAGAGAGCAAGCATGTATTTATTACCAAAGATTAATGTGTATTAATGGCTACAAATAAAAGAGCATTAGCTATATGTGACATTTGTGGATTTCAGTATCCTCATAGAGTTATGAGAATGAATAGTTATGGGATGCTGGTATGTCCAGAAGATTGGGAAGGTGCTTATGATTTAAAAAATAGTCCTTTAAATAAATCTCCTAATGTAAAAGATAATATAGCAATAAGAAATCCTAGAGGACCAGATACTGGTGGAAGAAATATAACTTGGGATGCTGCTACAACTTTATGGGAAAATGAAGCTACGGATTGGAATCAAGTATGACTGACTTAACAGGAAAACAAATAGCTAATACATATAAGCAACTTTTAAAAGTAGCTGTATCTACTAATGATGGTATTGATTCAACAGTAAGAACAATTGAAAGTGGTGATGGTACAAACTCTGCCCTTCAATTGAGTAATGCTGTTGTGAATGTAAACGGAACTTTTGAAATTGGTGGTGTCGCATTAACAGCTTCTGTTTCTGCAATAAATGAATTTGTTTCTATTACTGGTACATTAACTTCTGTAGGTGCAGCAACTACCTATGGGACAGGAACAGGTGTAGCAACTGATCCTTCTGCAGGAATAACTAAAGAAGGAGTTATTCAGTTACAGACTAATCAAAGTTTTGGAACAGTCTCTGTTTCAACAAATTTAGCTGGTGTAGTTGGTGGATTTACAACAAGTTTAAGCGCAACTAATTTTGTCGCAGGGACAGGGAGTTTTACAACAAAGGTTTCTGGTGTAGCAGCAGAATTTTCTGGGGCTGTTTCAGCAGCCAATGTCTATGCTACAACACAGATTTATATTGGTGGAAGTGCTATTCCAAGTACTAGTGATGTAGCTGCAGTTAGTGTTTTAACATCAGTAAATAAGGCAGCAATTACATCTGTTAATACAGTTCTTGCAGCAACATCTGCAGCTTTGGCAACAAGTATAGGGACTACAAATACTCTTATTGCAACAACTTCTGCTGCTTTGGCAACCAGTATAGGAACGACAAATACCCTTATTGCTACTACTTCTGCAGCCCTAGCAACGAGTATAGGGAATTCTAATACAAATATTACAACGAATACTAATGCAATAACATCTATTAATTCTGTTATAGGTGATGGTAGTGGCTTTGCTACTGATGCAGAACTAGCTACTGTTTCTGCAGCTTTAGCCACAAGCATAGGTAATTCTAATACAAATATCACAACTAATATTAATGCGATAACATCTATTAATACTGTGCTTGCAGCTACTTCTGCTGCACTAGCTACAAGTATAGGTAACTCAAACACACTTATTGCGGCAACTTCTTCTGCTTTAGCAACAAGCATAGGAACTACAAATACTCGTGTTGCTGCTACCTCTACAGCTTTAGCTACAAGTATAGGAACTACAAACACTCTTATAGCTACTACTTCTGCAGCTTTGGCTACAAGCATAGGTAATCACCTTCCTTTGGCAGGAGGAACCCTAACAGGAATTGTATCAGGAACAGATTTTTATGTTAGTGCTGTTGCTATAGGAATCAATGCTCTTTTGGGAAAAAACTTAAGAATAGAAACTGCAGCAGTTGCAGATATTAATGCATTAACAGATGGAACAAATATTTCTGTAGATTTTAATGCAGGACAAAACTTTACAGTTACACTGGCAGGAAACAGAACATTAGATAATCCAACGAATTGTGTTGCAGGACAAGTAGGAAGTATATTTATTGTACAGGATGGAACAGGTTCTCAAACTCTTGCTTATGGAAGTAGTTGGGATTTTGCAGGAGGTGAAGCACCTACCTTGTCAACAGATGGAAATGCAATTGATAGATTAGATTATATAGTTCATACATCTACAGATGTCCAAGCTTTACTAACAAAGGCATATTCATAATGAGTGTATTTAGTAACAATCTTCTTTTAGGAGCAGGTGGACAATCCACAACAACTACTTTTAATAGTGGTCTTATACCCAAATCAATATGGCTTGATGGTTCTGCTGATTACTTAACAAGAACTCCGGGGTCTGCAGGAAATAGAACACGTTGGACTCTATCATTTTGGTTTGAATTAAATTCAGTTGGTACAGAAATGGTTTTCTTTTCTGCTAATAGCGGAACTTCTGAATTTAGAGTAGCAATGGATACAACTACGAGTACCTTTTTAATGGTGCAGGATGACAATGCTTCAATGAATGTAAATACAACAGCCTTATTGAGAGATACTGCATGGTATCATGCACTTATATCTTATGATTCTAATGAAGGTTCTGAAACTGATCGTATCAGTATTTATATTAATGGTGTTGCAATGGCTCTAAGCACTGGTAGTGCTGCTTATCCTTCTTCTGCTGGAGAGACATACTGGAATAATGATCAGGCAAATGAAATTGGAAGACGCTCAAGAACATCTTCTGTTTATGCTAATGCATATATGGCACAGATATGTTTCTTGGATGGGGATTCAATTCAAAATGGAGATGTTGCCGTAACAGATTTTCTGGATGCTTTTACCTTTGGAACTAATGGTTCTGAATTTTCACCTAAATCAGATTCAGATATTACTTCACTAGCTTCTACTGCTGGTGGAACTAGTTTTATGCTTTCCTTTGATGATTCTTCTGATTTAGGAAACGACGAAAGTTCTAATAATAATGACTTCTCTTTATCAAGTATAGCTTCTGGTAATCAGTCAACAAATACACCAAGTAAAATGTATCCAACTATAAATTATATTGATCACTCAGATGATACACTACCTACGCTGTCATCAGGTAATCTCACCTCTGCTGGACCCGGTGCAGGAAGAGCCTGTATGAGAGTAACCTTGGGTATTCCAACAACTGGGAAATGGTATTGGGAAGCAAACTGGGACAGTGTGGCATCGGCTAGAGTTGGTTTTGCAGAATCAAGCAGTTTCTTAGATGCTGCTTGTGGAGGAACAGCATTAAGTTGGGGAATGCAAAATGATGGAAAGGTTGTAAACGACAATACAGAAGGATCAGCTTTATTTTCTTGGTCTACAAATGATAGAATTGCAATGGCATATGATGCAGATAATTCTAAATTCTGGTTTGGTAGGATTGCCTCTGGTGCTACCACAGTTACATGGGCTAGTTCTGGTGATCCTGCTGGTGGTACAAATGCAACAGTTACCTCTGTTCCATCAAATATAACTCCTGCACTGGATACAAATACAGGTACTGTTTCTTTAAAGTTTCCTAGTTCTACTTGGAATCTTGCATCAGTTCCTTCTGGTTTTGGGGAAATAACTTCTTCAGAGTTTACTGCACCAACTTATCAAGGTATAGATTACTTTAATCCAGTTCTTTATACAGGTAACGGAACTGCAATTGGTTCTGGAGGAAAGGCCAATACTGGTACAGGTTTTCAGCCAGATTTTGTTTGGATTAAAAACAGAGATGCTGCTGATTCTCATGCATTATATGATGCTGTAAGAGGAACTACTAAACAGATTGAATCTGATACTACTGCTGCTCAGACTACAGAATCAGAAGGACTTACTGCCTTTGGCTCTGACGGTTTTACTGTTGGTAACTTAGATCAGGTTAATACAAATACAGAAAAGTTTGTATCTTGGCAATGGTTAGGTGGCAATACTACAAGTACTAATGAAAATGGAGACACCAATAGTACTACCAGTGTTGCTGGTGCAGATCATTTTAGTATAGTAAGTTATACTGGTACTGGATCAAATACAACAATTGGGCATGGATTGGGTGGTGCGCCAGAGATGGTAATAATAAGGGAGTTGCCCGGAGGTGATGACTGGAATGTTTATCATGCAGATGCTGATAGTAGTCCAGCTTCAGGTTCTCTGAGATTAGATAGTACCGTAGCATTTGTAGCAGATGCAACTCTTTATAATAGTACAGCACCAACAGCAACTGTTGTCAGTCTAGGGACTTCTGCTGAAACAAACCAAAGTTCCACAGCTATGATAGCATATTGTTTTAGATCAGTAGCTGGAGTATGTAAAGTAGGAGCATATATAGGCACTGGAGCTACCAACGGTCCATTTATTTATACAGGTTTTAAACCTAGATATATCATTTGGAAAAATGCAGATGTGGCTAGAGATTGGGGCATCATTGACACAGCAACAATGACATATAATCCCGGCACTCTATCTACAGTTTTATTTGCTAATTTAAATAATGCTCAAGGCGACGGTACACAAGGATCAAGTGGATCAGCTTATGATATAGATATTCTTGCAGAAGGTTTTAAAGTAAGAGTAGGAGATTCTGGTCCTAATGGTTCTGGAAATGATATAATTTATATGGCAATGGCAGACATTGGTGGTGGAGGTACACTTCCTCCCATCTATGGACGATAAACAGAGAAAGGAAACTAGCAGATGTGGGCAGTTATTTCTGAAGGTAAGATTATTCAAACAATTAATAATCCTAGACCTTTAACTTTAAGTGGAATTCAATATCCTAGAAGTATTTTTTCATCTGCTTGGACAGATGCAGAGAGAAAAGCTATAGGTATTCTTCCATATATTTACTCAGGACAGTATCAAGATGATATGTTTTATACTGGTTCTGAAGGTTCTCCTGTTATAGGAGAGGATAGTGTAAACATTACACAAACTAAAAATGAAAGAACTGTAAGTTTTATAAAAGATAATATGAAAGCACAAGTTAATTCTGTTCTTTCTTCTGAACTTGGAAAGACAGACTGGATTATTATTAGAAAGGCTGATATAGAAAAGGAACCTCCTGCTGATTTAATGCAATGGAGAACTGATCTAAGAGCTAAAGCTGCAGAATTAGAGGCTGCTATTGACGAAAAAGATAGTGTAGATAATTTAAAAGCAATGACAGTTCTTACACAAGAGATGTTAGATGCTGGAAATAAAGCAGCAGTTTTTTATGACTGGCCTAAAAATCCACGAAGCGGATAATTATAGGAGCAGTATATTAGATGACAAAATTAAAATATATTTTATTTAGTAGTTTACTAGGAGTATTTTTATATTATTCAACTCCAAGTTTAGCACAAGAAGGATTTCAAGCTCCAGAACCTCTTTGGAAAAGTGGTGATCATATTATAGTTAGAGCAGTTTGTAAAGATGAAAAAGATATTATGGAAATGGTTGGAATTGATACTACGGGAGGATTCCCAGAAATTATGCTTCTGTTTAAGAAAAAGGTAGATGCTGATGAATGTAGAATGTTATCCAAACCTTCTATATTTGTAGTATATTCTATTGTGATTACTTATGTAGATTATCTTAAGACTGAATCAGTTGCTTTATCTTTAAGAACAGTTAATGACGAAAATACAATTGTTGCTTATACTATAGCAAGAGGAAGACCAGCCTCGTTCAAACAAAAATATTACTGAGGAATAAAACATGGCAAGTACATTTACATCTAGAGTCAGGTTAGAAAAACAGGCAGATGGAGAAAATCCTAACAGTTGGGGAACTATTCTCAATGCTAATGTTATTGATATGTTGGATGATGCATTAGCTGCATATACTACTGTTTCCTGCTCTTCTGCTAATATTACATTATCTGAAAATAATGGAACTACAGATCAATCAAGATCAGCTATTCTGGAATTTGTAGGAACTGTAAGTGCAAATATTGATATTACAATACCTACTGTTTCAAAATTCTACGTTATTAATGATCAGACTGTAAGACAAAGCAGCAGTACTATTACTCTAAAAACGGGAAGTGGTACAGGAATGACTGTGGTAGCAAGTATGGCTGGAATGGCTTTTTGTGATGCTGTTTCTGTATATGGATTTAATGCTAAAGGACTAGGGCTTGGTACAGCAGCAGATTTAGATTTTGGTACAGGAGATGCAAACCTTATTCCTGTTTCTTCAGCAGATATTAGATATATTCCTACATCTACAGATACAACAATTACAGGAAAGAAAACTTTTACTTCTGTAGTAAGTGTACAGGGAGCTTTAGCTGCAACATCTACTGCAACTTTCTCTGGACCTTTTATTTCTACTCCAACAACATTGACTGATGCAGCTTCTATTGATGTAGATTTTAGTACAGGTAATGATTTCATTGTTACACTGGGAGGAAATAGAACTTTAGGAAGTCCTTCCAATCCCACAGTAGGACAGACAGGACATATTTATATTATTCAGGATGGTACAGGAAGTAGAACTGCTTCTTTTGGAGCCTCTTATTTATTTCCTGCAGCTAGTACTCCTACACTCAGTACGTCTATTAATTCAGTAGACCTGCTTATTTATAATGTGAGAGAAACTTCAGCAGTAGATTCTCTTCTTGTGAAGGAATTTGGATAGGTTAATTTAAATGTCTACACAATCTAGATTAGCTAAATTAAATTTTAGACCGGGAATTAACCGTGAGTCTACAGAGTATGCTGAAGAAGGTTCATGGTATGACGGTAATAAAATTAGGTTTAGACAGGGAAGACCAGAAAATTTAAGGGGTTATTCCAAGAGATCAACTTCTTCTTTTGATGGAACAGGAAGAGATTTGCTTGCTTGGTCAGATAACGATACATTTAAATTTGCTTCTTTTGGAACAGAGAAAAAGTTATACGAATACAATGATAATTCCATCTTGGATATTACACCTATTAAAGAGGTTTCTGTAGGAACTAATGTTTCTGCTGTGGTTACAGTTGATGGAACAAATAATGGCTTTTATACTGTTGATGGTTCCACTAGAGTATCTGTTTCTGTTTCAAGTCATGGTGCAGAGACAGGAGATTTTATTACATTTACCTCTGCCACAACAATTGGGGGAACAATAGATTTAACAGGTGGGACATTTGCTGTATCTGTTTTAGGAGATAACCAGTTTTCTTTTGATGCTTCTGTTACAGCCAATGCTTCACAAAGCAAGGTAGGAACAGCAACATTAAAATATCTTTTACCTACAGGAACAGATGTAGCTATTCAGGGTTTAGGATATGGAGCAGGAGTTTATAATGCAGGAGTTTCTACAACTGGAGTCAGGGCATGGAGTGAGGCTGCAAGCTCATCTAATATTGTGACAAGGATTACTCAATGGACATTAGATAATTGGGGAGAAGACATTCTTGCTTGTAGAAGAGGAGGCAGGATATATTTCTGGGATTCAACCAGAAGCTCAACTCCTCCAAGAGCAGGATTTGTAAGTGCTTCTCCTTCAATTAATAACTACATTGTTGTGTCTCCTAATGACAGACATTTAATTTCTTTAGGAAGTAATGAGTATGCAACAGGAACATATAATCCCTTATTGGTAAGATGGGCTGATCAAAATAATTATAATAATTTTACTCCCTCTATTAGTTCCACTTCAGGAGAAAATATTCTGGCTGATGGAACAGAAATTATTGGTGCAACAAAATCTCGTAATTCAATTATGATTTGGACAGACAATTCTGTATGGGGTATGCAATTTGTTGGACCGCCTTTTACCTTCTCGTTTACACAAATGGGAAGCAACTGTGGATTGATTGCTCCTCATGCAGCAGTAGATTATGATGGTATATCTTACTGGATGGGGGATGATAACTTCTATCTCTTTGATGGTAGAGTAAAGAATCTTCCTTGTACAGTAAGAAGATATATCTTCGATGATTTTAATATTACAAATAAAGATAAGGTTTATGCTGGAATTAATTCTGAATTTAAGGAAGTGATCTGGTTATATCCTTCTTCAGATTCTACAGAATGTGATAGGTACGTTATATTTAATACAGAAGAACAGGCTTGGTATTATGGTACAGGTATCAATACAACATATTTCGATAAGATTATTTTTGATAATACAATAACTACAGGAGTTTCTGTTTCTTCATTCTTTTATAATAACGAACCAGATGGAATATTTACAGCTAATGGTGTGGCACAGACATCTTTTATTGAGTCTGCTGTTTTTGAGATTAATCCCGATGGTACGAACCTGCTATTTGCAGACAGATTAATACCAGACTTTACCTTATCTGGAGGAAATTTAGGTTTTAGTATAACTGTACAGAATTTTCCTGTAAATGATCAAATTAAAAAAGGACCATTTACTATATCTCCTACAACTAAGAAAGTTGATTTTAGGGCAAGAGGAAGGCAAGCTATTGTTCGGGTTTCTTCAGGAGAAGCAGGGACTAGCTGGAGATATGGCTCACTGAGACTTTCATTACAACCTGACGGGCTACGATAAGATATGGCGAGATACCCACAACTTCGTAGCCTCGTCAGGATTGGAGAATATACAGCACAGGAATTTTATCAGTTACTGGAACAGTGGGGTGCGGTATTGGTTAATACTTTAGAACAAAGGGATTCACAGGTGGATGCAAAACCATCTACAAATATTTTTAGTGTGGTATGTATAACAAGCATTGGGCGACCTCAAGCAGGTAACATAGCTTATATAGCAAGCAGAGGGAAGTTTGCAGGATATGTTAGTCTAGGGGCAGAAACTTCTTGGCAGGATTTAAATTAATGGCAAATGACTTTACAGATGTAGGTTTTTTTGGGTTTGAAGAACAGGAGTCAGCACCCTCTCAAGCACAACAGGAGGAAGATAGGGATTTGATGCAGAGAGCTATGAATAGAGAAGAGGCACTAGCAAATGTTGCTAGAACTGATCCCTATGCCTCAGAAGCTCTATATCAAAGTGGTATGTTGGCTCCAGAATTTCCAAGTGATCCGTTGGCTCCAGAACCTCTTCTTCCTGTTAGAGAACAACAACGCATTGGCCCCTTTGGATTAGGTGACAAGGCAGGTATTCGATTTACTGATGAGGAAACTGAAAGAATATATGATTATATAAATTTCCAACGGGAATATGATCCGTCAGGAAGGCGAAAGTATCCTGAAGTTGAACTTAATGCGGAATTTCAGTTGGCTAAATTGAAAGGGACTAAACCCCCCAAAAAAAGCGTTGTAACAACATTTAGAGGTGTTCCACAAGACGATAAGGCTAATGTTCCAATTATTAAATCAACATCCCCTACTACAGGAGGATTATCAGAATTAGATAAACTAACACGCAGCACTCTTGACGATGATGCACTATATGCTGAAACTCTTATTCCTACAGACATACCCAGAGGATCATTTTATGATAATCGCAGAAGATATGAAACGATAGAGGGTGAAAGAAGAAGAAAGCAATTGGAGGATATGTTAAAATCACAAGCAGAAAGAGATGCATTATTAGCACAGCAGGAATCTATAGAATCACAGGCAGATGAAAATTATCTTAATCTAATAGCACAAGGTCAGTGGAGTCCGGCAAGTGGTCCCCGCTATGCACCTCTTTCTACAATAATAGGAACTGATCCTACTTTAGGTCCAACTAGAGAAGATATATTTGGAGTACCTAGAGCAACAGATTTAATAACTCCTTCTCCTCTTTCTACAGCGATAGGAACTGATCCTACTTCAGGTCCAACTAGAGAAGATATATATGGAGTACCTAGATCAGCCCCCGTAGAACCACTTATAGAAGGCACGGCAAATCCTTATTTAGAAGCTGCTTCAGCATGGCCTCCTCTAAGTTATGGTCAGTTTCCAGTTGACAAAACTCGTCAGAGGGCAGCACAATCCAGAGAAAATATAATGTCAGGTTCAGGACCGTCTTTCTATAGCCCCGGAACTTGGGGTGTTAGAGATTGGCGAGGAAAAGTAGGATCGACAAGGGAGTTAGATGAACTCGAAGGACAGATGCCAGTTTGGACTGGATATAATCCTGACTTTAAGGGTGGACTAAGCAACGTAGGGAATCTTTTAGGAGGATTAAATTTTAATGATATTCTTAAAAATCTACTAATATCCATAGGAGGAGGTGCTCTAGGAATTCCTCCAGTAGCTACTGCTGCTCTTAAC